ATCTCGATGCTGGATAAGCACCGCGAAGTTTTCCCAACTGACGGTATGGGAACCGTCTAGCCACCAAAAGGAGAAACAAAACAATGTCAAATCTCAACATCATCAGCACGTCGCCCAACCCTGCGGTAGCCCAGCAGACAGACCTCGTCAACGCTCTTGTGACGGCGGTCCAGGCTGTGCCCGTAACTCCTCCGGTGGTGATTGCCGTACCACTGGCCCCCGCTTCGACCAACTACACGTATGCCGTGGTCGCCAAGCTCGGCACTCAAACGGTACCCGCAACTGTCACGATCACTACCGGCGCGGCCACGCTCTCGGCTACGGCATCCAACACCATCTCGTGGAACACGATCCCCGGTGCCGTCTATGACGTGTACCGTGTGACGGGCGGCGCAAACCAGGGCAAGATTGCATCGAACCTTACCCCCAACGTGCCGAATGGCTATGGCGGTGTGCTGAATACGCTGGCAACAATGAGCGTAGTTGACGCTGGGCTTTCTGGCGATTCAACAGCGGCTCCGACGTTCAACACTACCGGAACGCTGGCGCATGGAGCGATGACGCCCGATCAGGTGGTGAATTCGGCGACTGCGGTCATCAGCATCATCACCGGCACTGTGCTCGTAACCTACGCTGGCGTAGCGGCCATGACCCTCGGAACCCCGGTAGCGGGCCCGGCTTCAGCGGGCGGTCAGGATGGAGCCGAATTGCTCTTCATCACTACCACCACGAACCAGCACACCGTGACAACCCCGGCCAATGTCATCAATGGCAACAAGCACATTCTGACCTTTGCTGCCACGGCCAACAGCCAGCTCTCTTTGGAGGCCCACGGCGGCATCTGGTACTACGCCAACGCTGTGAACGCAGCAGTCGCCAGCTAAGCATGGACATCACCCTAGAAGGCGGCAAGCGGCTCTCTGCACGGTTGGATCACATGGGTCCTGCCATCAGAACAGCCGCGCGCCGCCAACTGGCGAACATCGGCGAACACTTGGCTAGCTACGGGCAGCAGCACTTCGAGGAATCAGGACTCAAGAGACGGTCTGGAAACCTTGCCGCATCTATGGCGGCAATGCCGGTTGAGGAAGATGAACACGGCCTGACCGGTGGCATGATGGCCGGGAAAGGCTTGAAGTACGGCCCCGCTCAAGAGTTCGGTGCGGAGATCGATGCGGCCAATGGCCACATGCTGGCAATTCCAATGGAAGATGCACTGACGCCAGCAGGAGTGGCAAGGTTCGCTCCGCGGGACGCCAAAGACGCCGGTTATGATCGGATCTTCTTTTCAAACGTGGGCAACAACGTCTACATGTTCGGCGTCATGGATGGCATCGTCCACTTGCTTTTCGTTCTCGTGCATCACGTCTCGATTCCGGCGCGCCCGTTTGCGGGTCCTGCGCTCGACGCCAACCGGGCATGGATTGAGGCGCGATTGAAGCAAGCAGTCGATGAAGGAATCAAGGAGTCGGGAGAGTAATGGGACATCCGATTGGACGCGAGGCTGTATATTCGGCATTCTTCGCGCAGTTGAAGGCGGCGCTTGTGACCCCGACAAGCCCATTCAACTATGCCGGCCGTCGTCCGGTTCCTGATACCGACCTGGCCGAGGAGCAGTACCCCGCATTCTTCATGATGGAGGCCGGTGAAATCTATGACCGTAGCGTTCTATTTGCGCCTGCGCGGGTATCTCTACTCTGCACGATTTCAGTTGTTTCCCTTCAAGGCGAAGTTCCAGATGAGACCAATGTCTCAAATCTTAACAACCTTGCGGATGCGGTTGAGAGCGCCATACAGGATTCGGTCGGGCCAACGGCGGACTTGACCCTGGGCGGACTGGTGCAAGATTGCTGGATCACGCATCGGACCTTGACAATTACCGGCTCATCGTCGCAACGTCAGAGCAAACAGAACTTCGGCGTAGAAATCGTACTGCCGCATTCGAGGTGACAAATGTTCTACGAAGACTCCAGAATGGGAATGGCGAAGTCGGCAACCCCCAACCCCTACAACAATCACGGCGTGGGCTGCCCTTGTATTCTATGCGGCCAGACGCGCGGGATGGCGATGGCAAAGCGGGACGCCGGTGCCAGCGAAGAGAAGATGCACCTGGCCATTGCCCATAGCCTGCACCACTCGCAGGCAAAGGGTGATCACGAGCGCAAGGCTTACGGCTGGGGAGGCGTTCATGATGGGCAGGCACCGCCCGAACTCACTGTCGAGCAGAAGGCCAAGCATCTGGAAGCGGCCGCCGCTCACGGGCAAGCTCAGGACCATTACCGTTCTGCGGCCAACTCCTACCGCGACAACCTGCCTAAGGGTGCCGCTGAGCATCAGAAGCTGGCAGAGGAAGCGGCGGCGCGGGCCGAGAAGCTGAGCGCAAAGGCGAACGCGTAAATGAGCGACCCAACATATGGCGCGCTCCCGGTACAGATCGACCCCACGGCATGGGGCGGCAGGACCAATACGCCCCCCGCGTCCCTCACTGTGGACTCGATTCAGAATCAGATTGCCGCTCAACTCGTGGCGTTCTTTGCTTCCGGATCGCTGGCAATTCCGGTCTACATCTACCCAGCCTTTGACCTTGATACGTGGTGGGCTAGTTCGGCGATTGCTTTCGTCCTGATTTCCTACAGCAACACAGGACTCTCAAAACCGCTTGCTACGTCGTCCATGGTCCAAGAGCGCACGCTTCAGTTCAAGATCCACGTGGAGGCGCGCAAGACGGCGTGGAACCTCAGCGGGGCCGGCTCAGTCTACGCGCTCATCGATGCAATTGAATCGGCGCTGGGGGGATTCCAGCCTACCGGATGCCGTCACGCCTACTTCACCGAGGAAAGATTCTCGGAACAGGACCCACAAGGGCGCGTCTGGCTGTACGACCTGACTTTCAACGTCCTCACCATTCGCCCGCGGCTGTTGCCCTCTTACGCGCTGGCGAACTTGCAGCAAGCGATTTTCAACGTTACTCCGAGCGGAGATCAGATCATCGTCCCCGAACCATAACCACAGACCACCACGAGAGGAAAAACCATGAAAACGTTCGTAGTAATCCAAGGTGAAAGCAGAGAAAAGTTTGAAGCGGATGCGATGTTTTCCACAGACAAAGGAGAGGTGCATTTTATCCGGTATCTAGCTTTCCCAGAGAAACAACCCCTAGAGAAGATTGCAGTCGTAGTATTGGCCCCCGGTATGATTATTCGTCAACTGCCGGAGTAGCAACCTGATACACTTTGTATCGACGGGTACTCAAGCACTGAGGCTCGGATGGTTCTGGTTTGATAAGCCAGAGCTATCCGGGCCTTTTCACGTTTGGCGGCAAAGGAGCGGAGAAAATGGCTTTCTTCCATGGCATCACGGTAACCGAGGTCAACACCAACGGCGTCTCCATTCAGGTGGTCAACTCGGCAGTTATTGGCCTCATTGGCTCGGCTCCACAGTGGTCGGCATCGTCTGGAGCAGGACCCGGAATCAACGTCCCGACGCTCATTCAGTCTGCCGCGCAGGGATCAAACTTCGGCAAGCAGATTGCCGGATACACGATTCCTGAAGCCCTTGCGGACATTCAACTCCAAGGCGCGGGTGCCGTCATCGTCATCGACGTGTTCAACCCACTGCTCCATCAGAGCACCTTTGCGACCAATCCCTTGACAGGACCCGCATCCAACAGTGTGCCGGTAACACTCGGCCACATGGGCCTAATTGGTCCAGGCTTGCCCAACACCCCTCTCTCGACGGCATCTGTTGATACCGTGGCACAGGCAGGCGGCGCGGCAAGCCACAGCTACGCAACAGGCGACACGATTACCCTGGCGGGCGGAACGTCCTCAGTCCCCGCGGTCCTGACCGTCGCAACAACGAAGCTCGTATCGCTGGCGGTGAATGCCCCCGGCGGCGCTACATCGCACAACTACGCAGCCGGCGACAGCGTTACGCTGGCAGGCGGAACCGCTTCGGTTGCTCCTCAACTCACCGTTACCTCCACTCAGGTTACGGGCGCAACGGTTGCGATCGGTGGAAGCGGCGGCACGAACGGGACTCAAACTGTGACCGGAACGACTGGCACCGGGACACGCTTTCAGGCTTCTGTGACTGTGGCCGGTGGCGCGATTACCGCGGTCCTGTCGATCTCTTTGGCTGGCTCCTACTCCGTGAACCCCACGGCTCCCGCTCTTGAGCCTGTGACGGGCGGTGGACTGGTTGGCGCCGAACTGGCAATCACTCTGGGAGTGGCCACCTTCAACATCGTCAACGCGGGCAGTTTCACCGTGAACAGCGCGGCACTGACGCAGGCAAGCTCAACGGGACTCGGCACCGGGGCGACCTTCAACCTTGGCGTCTTTGGAGTCCTGACGGCCACGGTATCCACGGCGGGAAGCTACTCGGCTGTCCCGGCGAACCCTGTAGCTCAGGCCAGCACCTCGGGCAGCGGCACCGGTGCCACTTTCAATGTGACCTTTGCGGGGCCGCCTACCACTGTCGTGGTCAAGAACCAGGCCGGCTCGACGACCTACGTCGAGGGCACTGATTACACCATCGATTACGTGAACGGCCTGCTCTACACCAAGAGCGGCGGCGCAATCACCTCGGCGCAGGCATTGCAGGTCTCCGGCGCCTACTGCGACCCGTCCAAGGTTGCATATACCGACATCATCGGGACCGTGACCGGAAGCACCTATACCGGCATCCAAGTCTTGCAGACCACCTTCCAGACGATGGGCCTGTTCGCCAAGCTGCTCATCACCCCAACCTTCTACGATGCGTCAACCAGCGCCAACCTGCTGGCCATGGCGACGAAGCTCCGGGCCATCTCGTTCACCGATGCGCCGCCGAATACGACCGTGGCAACCGCCATCGCCAACCGCGGCGCCGCCGGCAACGCATTCAATCAGGCCAGCGACCGGCTTGCTCTCACCTTCCCATGGCAGTTGAAGACGCCCACCAGCATCAGCCCCACAGGCGTGGTAGTGGGCGCACAGGGCACCATCGGATACACAACCTTGACCGGGACCGTTGACACGCCGTACAGCACTTGGGTAGTGGGCGCTACGGCAGCCAACGACATCGCCAATGGCTTCTGGTTCTCGCCGTCGAACACCATCATCAACGGGATTCTGGGTCCTGATGTCAACCTCTACATGAGCGCCTACGATCCGACTTCGGACACGAACGCGCTGAACGCGGCCGGCATCATGACGGCCTTCAACGGCTACGGTACCGGCTACAGGACATGGGGCAACCGCGCATCGAGCTTCCCGTCGAGCGGCGCGGTCACCACGTTCATCGCCGTTCGCAGGACCCTCGACGTTGTGGAGCAGAGCATCCAATACAGTTCGCTCCCCTTCGCAGACAAGCCCATCACTAACGGCCTCATCAATTCGATCTTGCAGAGCGTGAATGGGTTTATCAACTCGCTCATCCAGCAGGGCGCATTGATTGCTGGAAGCACGGTAACCTACAACCCGGTTGACAACCCCCCTGCGAGTCTGGCGAATGGGCAACTCACGTTTGAAGTAAGCGTGATGCCGCCGCCGCCGGCCGAGCAGATCATTTACAACTTCTCCATCAACACCAGCCTGCTTGCGAACCTCGGGGCATCCGTAACGAGCACCAGCACAACCAGCAACGTCAATGTGACCGCATAAGGAGCGCACCGTGGCAAACCTCGTGATTAATTCGCTGAGTAACTGCAATGTATACCTCAACGGTGTCGAACTCCTCGGGCGCGCCGCCGAAGTCAAGATTCCTCAGCCCAAGCGCATCAGGACAGACTACAAGGGCCTCGGCATGGCCGCGCGCATCAAGATCCCGACCGGCTGGGACATGATGGAGTCCACCATCAAATGGTCTTCGTTCGATCCTGACACCATCAGCCAAGTGGCCTTGTCCAGCCAGACATGCTCAATCAGTTGCCTCGGCGATCTCCAGACCCTCTCAGCATCGGGAGAGGTTTCCGAGAGTCCTGTCATCTATAACTTCAACGGCGTTCCGTTCGATGTGGGTGACATTGACTTCAAGTCGCAGGAGCTGGTGGAGTTCACGTCCAGCTTCGATGTTTACCACGTCGATTTGAGCGTGGGCGGAACTCAGATTTACCTCTTTGACGCATTCTCGAATCAGTACGTTGTGAACGGCGTTGACCAGTTGGCGAACTATCGCGCCAACATCGGAGGTTGATAAGTGGCAGCCAACGGATATGCACCATCCGCTTCGCAGCAAGTCGTAGCAAGCGGAATAGCACAGACAATCGCCAACCCTGGCACGGGCGCAACTCTGCGTCTTGCCAATGTGGGAGCCGAGCCTGTGTATGTCGCACTGGGCGCATCGAGTCCTGTTGCGGTCAATCCCCAGACGGGACTCGCGATCTTGCCCGGCGCGCCTGCTGAGTTTCTGACGGCAGTATCAAGCGGGTTCATCGGCTTCGTGACAGACGGATGCACTTTCAATGTTCGGCTCAACATCTCGCAAGGGACGTAGAGGCCAGACCACAACCATAGCCGAGCACCGGCGTGAGGTGATTCAAATGGCAACAGGACCCATCGTACTGACTTCCGATACAACCCCCTCCCCCGAACAGATTCGCCGCGAGTTTGACCTTCCCTCTGGCAAGCACGTTATCTTGCTTAAAGGTACTGGTCGTGACCAGCGTCTAGCCGCAACTGTCGCCGGCGAGAACGCAGACAGCATCAAGATTCAGGACGCTCTGGCTTCCCGGCTTTCCCTTGTAGACGGAAAGCGCATCCGCATGGAGGACGTAGACGAGATGGACTTCGACGATGCGATGGTGTTTCGCGCCGAGGTCTCTCAGGTATTGCGCCCTTTGCTCCAGAGGATTTCGGGTGTCCTGAAAACGGACCAGGAAGCTCCGAAACCCGCACAGTACGCGGAAACAGACCATTCGTCCTAAGCATGGAAGCACTGGGAGCGATGGTGCATGAAGGGGTGAGTCCTGAGACCATCGATACCATGTCAATAGGCGATTTAGTGGGATGGTACCAAGTTATGCACTCCTACTCCCGTAGCGTTGAAAAGCAGATGAGGAAGCGGAGGAAACCTTGAGCGAAGACGATCAAACATCCATCCTGAAGGTTCTCGTCCAACTCCGCGACGAGGTTACTGACCCTCTAAAGCAGGTCAATGACCGATTCAGCGAGATGGCGGAGAACTTCGCCAGCATTGGGATGGCGGCCGGCGAAGTGTTTGCCGGATACGAGGCGCTGAAGACAGTCATTGAGCCAGCCGCCGCCATGCAAGAGCAGATGGTAGGCCTGAAAGAGGCCACTCTCGCCAATGCGGATGCGATGGAACGGTATAAGCATCAGGCTGACGAGATTGGAGCTTCCTTGCCGCTGAAGGGCGGTGCAGAAGAAGCCATGCAGGCCATGACGGAACTGTACAAGACGTTCCGTGATGATGAAGCAATCAAAGAACAGACGGAAACCGCAGCAAAATTAGCTGTAGTCATGGGAGACACGGCACCACTTGCCGCAAAAGTTTTGTCTTCGGCAGTCCAGAATTTAGGAGACAATAGTCGTCCCGTAATCGACCAAATGAAGGAGTTTGGCGACGAGATAGCCGTTCTTCAGGCGCGCTTCCCGATGGGCAGCGGTGGCCTGATGCGCATGTCAATGGCGCTTCGGATGCTTGGCACAGCGGCGCAGGTCAACAATGTTGCGCAGAAAACCATGCTTGCACTGATGGCCGAGGGTAACAGAATCAACCTCGGAGGCCCGCGCGGTTCAGGCCCCATCCTCGCCGGAATCGTCAACTCGCTGCTCAAGATGAAAGATGGTCGCTACGAAATGGAGAAGTATGGACTCCAGGTCGTAAAGACAACTGATGGGCACGTCAACCTTATCAAGACTCTTGAGAAGATGAGCGAGTTGTCTGACAAGCAGAAGCGCGCACTTGAGTCTTCCATGGGGAGTCAGGGTGCCAACGTCTCTTTGCTTATCAAGCACATGGACGATTTGAAAGAGGCGTACAACGAAATAGACCACGCAAGTGGGCAGTTAGATCAGGATGCGAAAGACCGCGCTGCTACCTTTGATGCGCACATGCAAGAAATGAAAAGCGCATGGCAGGAGTTCAAGGAATCTATCGGGACTCGTATTCTTCCTGATCTGACTACCGACATTAACCAGATGACGGAAATTATAAACAAGATGAACGAGTTTTCCGATAAGCATCCGACTGCGGCGAAAGTTGTCGGAAGGGGTTTGGAGGTTGGAGTAGGAGCGGGAATGTTGGCGGCGGCGGTAAAGGTAGGTCCGATGATATGGAAAGGACTTGGCGGTGCCGCTGCTTATGGCTGGGTACGCAGTTTGTTCCCGGCTGCAGCAAAGACTCTAACGGCGCGAGAAGCTATGTATGGGGGAGGCAGAGCCGCTGAAGCGGCGGGGATCTCAAGGTTTCTTCCGATTATTGGAGAGGCGGTGACCGGTGGGATGTTGGGGTGGCAGGCCGGTCACTGGTTGCAGAGGCATGACCCCATTGGATTTGAAGCCTATCAAGGGATGCAAGAGAAAACATCCGTATTGGAAGGTTGGAAAGGGCCTATCGCAGTTCCCGTACAAGGTAATTATGGATGGGGTACTGAGGCATTCGGATCGCCGCGATTGGCGAATCCGTTCGCTAATACCACACCATTTTCCACATTGGGGGCTGCGGGGACTGTAAACAACAACCCGAACATTAACATTTACCCTCCAAACCAGCAGATGGACCCAACTGCGATGGGAGATATGGTTGAGCGGGCGATTGAGCAGTATAACCAGCAAAATGCCCGGAAGCAATTGGGGGGAGGCCGCTAATGTTCGCATCTTTCGGTCCAATCTCATTTCAGCCTCTTGCCAGCCCGACCAAGCTGGAGGTGGAGAAGAAGTATCACTACGAAGCCATCAACGTAATCGGTGCGCCTCCTGTGTTGCAGTGGATCTACGACAATCTTCGCCACGTTGAAATTTCGATCTACCTTCACAACTTCTGGTGCAAGCCGCAGAAGGCCATCGACGCCCTGACACAGCTTGCCGACTTCCATGTTCCGCAGCAGTTCGTCTTTGGCAACAAGAACATCCTCGGGACATTCGTCATCTCGAACTACCGGATCAAACAGCGGTGGATGGCGGACGACGGCTCTGTAATCGCTGCGGAGATGGATCTAGAGCTAACCGAGTACGTAGCACCGTCTACGCTCCAAAGCAACACCATGACGGTCGGGACCATCGGCAACTCGACAATCAACACCAATCCTCCAGGGCTCACCACCTCACAGAGCGCAGCGGCCGGCTCGACGCTTGTCGTGAGTCCTGCCACGGCTTCCCCCTCAGGAATACCGGCACAGACGCCGTATACGAATGTCCCGTTGAGCACGATTGCGAGGGCTGCCTAGATGCCGAATGTCGTCATTCCTAACGGCGGTTTGGGAGTCCTGACGCCGGGACTCATCAGCCAGTACGTGAATCCGTCCGCGCCGTCCTCGGGAATCATTTATGTGTCCAAAGGGGAACGCTGGGACGCGATTGCGTATAAGATGTATGGCGACAGCACGCAGATTGAGCCTCTGATCCAGAACAACCCCGGAATTCCGATTGGCGACTATGTGGCGCAGGGGGTTCAGGTATTTGTGCCTTTGATAACACCAGCAACCAGCACGACCAGCAGCACGCCGTGGGGTTGATAAATGGCAAAGTTGCACAAGATCGCAGAGGATTACTACGGGTTCTTTTGCCCCGGGTGCCTTAACACGCACGCCGTTTCAGTGAATGGGCGCCGAAACTCATGCAATGCAACTTGGGGATGGAACGGAAGTGTGGATAGTCCCACCTTTACGCCATCAATCAACTGCGTGGGATACTGCCATTCGTTCGTTACCGACGGGAAGATTCAGTTTCTCGGTGACAGCACGCATAAACTGGCCGGGCAGACGGTCGAGATACCTGATTGGGACGCGGAGCAGGAAGATTGAGCGCATCCGTACAAATCCCGGCGTGGCAGATCATGTACGGCGGAACCCAAGTCGCCGGCAACCTGCTCACCCATTCCCAGCACATCCACTACGACGAAGCTGTGGGTGGCAAGGCCAACGTGCTGGAGATTCAAGTCGAGGATTCGGCGCGCGCGTGGGCGAACAGCCCTCCAGTCATCGGGACCGCACTCAGCTTGTCAATCGGTTATCAAGGCCAATCTCTCGTGTCCTGTGGGAACTTCGAAGTGGATGAGTGGGAAGCAGAGGGACCGCCAGACACGTTCCTGATCCGGGCAATCCAGGCCGGGGTGACTCATGCCATCAGGACCTCATATTCGCAGCCCTATGAAGGCCAGACTCTTACATCGATAGCTAAGAGCATCGCCGCGAAGTATGGGATGAGCGTGTCAATTGACGCGGTGAATCCCGATGTTCCTTATCAGCATATAACCCAACGCCTAGAGAGTGACCTTGCATTTCTGCATAGGCTTGCCAACGGGCAAAATTACGAGTTCACCATCCGCGGCGATCAACTCGTCTTCTACAGCCGCCCGAAGTTGGATGCGAAGAAAATCACGGACCTCAAAGACAAGAATGCGCAGTACATCTACAAGACCGACAACACGCGATTCAGGATTCACCAGCAGCACCACGGTGACAAGACATACAAGAAAGCCGTGGTGATGTACTTTGACCCGCACTCGAAGAAGTTGCTCCAAGCAACGGCCAACGCGGCCACTACAACGGCTCAGAGCACTGACTTGAGTCTTCAGGACACTCTACTAGTCCGAGAGCGGATAGAGAACGCACAGCAGGCCACTCTACGCGCACAAGCTCATCTCCACGCGGCGAATATGCACGTCCTGAAGGGGGAGGTTATCATTCCAGGGTCGATGGTCTACCGGGCCGGCAATCCGGTCATGCTGAGCGGCTTTGGCACCGCGCTCGATTCGATAAAATGGATCATCAACGAGGGCAAGCATAGGGTGGACCGGAACGGCTACAAGACTTCATTGGAACTCAGGACCACGATAACCGGAGCGGCCACACAGTCCGCCTCGGACGACTACGGAGAATAGATGCCAGACTTAGTACGCGGACCATACACGGAGCAGTTCCACCCGCCTTACAGGACGGGCATCGTCGCGCAGATCGAGTCTGTGCCGCCATACCGAGTGCGCGTGCAGTTCCCCGATCAAGGGAATGTGCTCTCATGGTGGTTGCCGGTCCAGGTCATGAAGACGATGAACGACAAAGACTTCTGGCAGCCAGACCTCGGCGAGCAGGTATCCGTGGTCATGGACGAGTGGGACGAAAACGGTATCGTGACTGGCGGAGTCCCGTCAACGGTGGACTCGGCGCCAGCAGGACTCACACCTGCCGATCGCTATACGCAATTCGCCGATGGGACGATCATTCACTACAACACGTCAAACCACCAGCTTGTAGTAACGCTCGGAGCCGGGGGCCAGATGGCTATAAGCCAACCATCGGGAGGAAAAATTGAACTGGATTCAAGCGGCAATGTTTTGGTTACGGCTGCAAATAGCATTTCGTTTACCAACGGCGGTGCGGCGGTGGATGCTTTAGCGCTGGTGAGTAAACTGGTGATAGCGTTCAACGCGCATGTACATCCGTCCAATGGTGCGCCACCAACTGTGCCTTGGACGGCAAGCATGATTGAAAGTGTCCTGACGAAGGTGTCAAACTAAATGGCAACGACTTTCCCATATGCGACCCTCACCAATATCCAGTCATCGAGCTGGGAGCTGATGCTTGACTCGACGGCGGGAGGCGGACCAGGATCAGGACTCGGAAAAGTCTGTCAAGCCCTCGGCGACGTTCACCAGACCTTGCAGATCATCTTCAGTACCATCCCCGGCGAAGATCCTTTCCGCCCGACCTTCGGATGCGACTTGACACAGTTCCTTGACCGCCCGCTCACCGCAGCAATACCGGCCATCATCGGTGCCGTTTCTGCGGCCATTGCCGATTGGGAACCGCGCATCACCCTTGAGAGTGTCGATGTGGTCGCCAGCACAACCAACATCGGGCAGTTGGCCGTATCGATCACTTGGCAGCCCAATCTTGGATTGATAAACCAGGCGAACAGCGTTCTTGGAAACCTAACGCAGACGACGGTTATTAAAGTCGGAGGAGTGTCCTGATATGCCGGTGATCGTTCCCGCGAACTCGTTCCCGCCGGCCACCGGCACCCCTCAGACGGTCCCTGTAGACCTGCCTACACCATCGTTTGTCAATGACGCGGATGGACTCGACCCGACCAGCGTCCTGAACAGCATGGTGACCGCCTTCGAGACTGCGACCCGCAGAACCCTCTACCCGGCCCAGGTCGAGCAGTTGCTTATCAACCTCTACGCCTACCGAGAGATTCTGGACAGGAACGCGATTCAGTATTGCGGCCTTCAGAACTTGCTCGCGTTCGCCGCATACCCGATGCTGGACTACCTTGGCGAGTATCTGGACTGCACTAGGCTCCCCGCGCAGCCTGCTACGACGACCGAACAGTTCACGCTCACTGCGGCGCAACTCACGCCAACGACGATCCCCGCTGGTACGCAGATCGGGACTCAAGACGGTCTCAACATCTTCTCCACGGTCGCTGATCTTGTGATTGCCGCCGGACAGACGGTGGGCACGGTGGGAGTCCAATGCACCACGGCGGGCCTCAGCGGTAACGGCTACATTGCAGGGCAGGTGAGCGTCCTGTTGGGTTCATTCCCGCTCGTGGCCAGCGTCACAAACATTGCCACAACGGCCAATGGAAGCAACGGAGAGCCAGCCGGAACAACCGATGGAGACAACCACTACCGCGCGCGCATCCAAGCGGCGCCGAACAATCTCACTACAGCGGGGCCGTCGGGCCAGTACCGATCACTGGCGCTTGACGTGAGTTCGGCCATCGTCGATGTGCAAGTCCCGACGCAGCCGACAACGCCGGGCACGGTGCAGGTCTACGTCCTGACAGGACCAGTAACGCAGCCGTCCACATCCCCAAACAGTGCGGGTATCGCCTCCGGTACTCTGCTTTCAGCCGTTCAATCAGCCCTCAGTGCGCAGACGGTGCGCCCACTTTGCGACACGGTGCTCGTTTCCGCTGTGACGGAAGTTGACTACACGGTTACCGGCGCGATCACGCTTTACGCAAACGTGAACTACGCAACCATCGCTGCGGGTATCACTGCGGCTGCTCAGAATCTTGCTCTGACACTCGCTGCAAACATTGAACAGGATATAGTCCTGAGTCAGTGGCAATCGGCTCTGAGCGTCTTGGGCGTCTACGACATGCAACTGACACTGGCTGCGAACATCGGCGGCACACCACTCACTCCAACTTCGGATGGCAGTTTCTTGCTCACAGCGGGACAATGGGCGAACTGCATAGGCATCAACCTCACAATCGTTATGGGCACAAAAAACCAGCCAACAAGCTAGTCTACAAGGAGACTTCCGCATGAAACGAATTGCGCTCTTTCTTTTCCTGATCTTGTCAACTATCACATGCTTTGCTCAGACGCAGATCGACCCGACTTACCAGATTGCATGGAATCTCCTGAGTGGAGCAGGCGCCCCGACCATCACATGCACACAGAATGGGAACTTTACCGTTTACCCCTACGGAGCACAGTGGGGCGAGTCTTACCAGGACACGACGAACAATGTCGAGTACAAATGCACAACCTCTGGATGGGTACAAAACCTTTCCACAACGGGCGGCACGATCAATGGCAGCCTCAACGTCTCAGGCACCGTCGCGGCTGCAACTGCGTTCTATGGTCAAGCCGCCGCAACGAGTGTAATAACTCCGATGCTCGTAGTCGGCCAGGGCTCAACCCCGTTTTACGGGAATATCATCTCGTCAAGAACTGTTAGTGGAGCCAATCTTTTTTTCGACGACATTCAGGCGGAGAGTAGCTTCACTTGTACAGGCGGCAGTTGCGGCTACGCTGCGCACGATGGGCGATCTAATATCAACGCCAGCGGCGGCGGAGTGATGAACCACGCGCTGTCTTTTCAGGCGTCACTTACAATCAACGCTCCTGCCAGTGCGATCTACGGAATGGATAGTCAGAACGTTATCAACGCAGCAGTCACGGAATTAGATGATGTACATATTTATGATTGGTCTGGATCAGGTTCCGTGGCTAACCATCATGGCATACAAATTGATAGCTGGACCAACCCGGGATTCTCAATCTACGATGCAGGCAATACAGGAAATTATCTCGGCAGCCCCACACAATTTGGTAGCACTGCGACGTTTTCTGGAACCGCTTTTAATGGTGTCGTGTTCCCTGGCGGCGGTTTTTTGACTCTGGATAGCGCCGGGCATCTCACTCCCAATCCAAATTTGCAGATTACCAACGGGGTGATCTCAATGATTGACAATACCGCCGCTGAAATTCTGGCGACGGGAGCAGCTACGCTAACGCTCCAGTCAACCAATACAAACATTGCGATAAACCCTGTCGGAACCAACATTGCTACTTTTAACTCTCAAGGGCTGACGCTGGCTGCGAATAAAGGTATTACTTTTTCTGGTACTGGTTCATTCAGTAACTCAGGGCAGAATGCAGGGGGGAGTTTCGTAGCGTCAGCTAGCCCCGCAACTTATCCCACAGTTGCCTCTAATATGCTTTCTGTTAACGGGCTCCAGGCATACTCGTCTGCGGGAGGAGGGGCGGTAAGCACCCTTTTCATCCAGCCGTCAGGGGGAGCGACGTTTATAGGGGGCAGCATAAATATCAATTCTCTAAAAGCATCATCGGGGTATAACTGTCTCCAAATTGACAGTACGGGGACATTCGCAAATACAGGCTCTCCATGTGGCACCGCTACTTCTACGGCTAATTTAGCGGGCGGCGCTGTGGGGAGTCTTCCATATCAGAGCGCAGCGTCTACGACTACGTTTATCGCCAGTCCCACAACTAGCGGCCACACGTTTATCCCTGTCTGGCAACCCAGTGGCTCCGCCATAGCTCCAACGGCTGTAGATGCAAACACTTTATCCGTGAGCGCAGCCGCAAACTCCACGACGACATCGGCTATCTCAGGAATGAGCGCTGGAGGAGCCGCAATCGCAGGGAGCGCGGGAGCGATTACGAGCAGCAAGGCGCTGGCAGGGGCTGGAGCCGGTATCACGACAGGCCCGACTACATCAGTCAGCGGCGATGTAATGACCGCAAGCGGAACAGGCGGCCAGATTGCCGACAGCGGTACTCTCCTGTCATCTCTCGCGCCTCTCGCATCGCCATCGTTCACGACTCCAACCCTCGGAGTGGCTACGGCCACGAGCGTCAACAAGGTTGCGGTAACCGCCCCTGCTACGAGCGCAACGCTTACTTTGGCTCAAGGATCGACGCTTCAAACCACCGGAGCGTATACCCTCAACCTCACCACGACAGGCACGGCGACGCCTACATTCCCAGCAGCGACTGACACGGTTGTGGAGCTTACGCAGACTCAGACGCTCACCAATAAGAGCATCGCTGGTTCTGAGATCAACAGCGGCACGATACCCATTGCGCAGATACCCACTGGGACAACGTCAAGCACGGTACCAACGGGTGGAGTGATAACTGCGGCGGGACCGATTGGCAGCGCGACCTCTATCCCGGTTGTCACCTACAATGCAGCCGGGCAGCTTACCGCAGTGACAACAGCCATGCCTACAGTGTCAGTAGTAGCTGGTGATGCACCGACTGGGGGCGGAAGTTATCTCCCCACGAGTCCCAACACATCCGCGGCAAACGGGCTAGTCTGCACATCTAACACGAGTTTCTTGGAGGCGAACTGCACAGCGCTACCCACCGCTACAACCGCGACGACGCAGAGCGCGAATGACAACAGCACCAAAGTGTCCACAACGGCATACGCGGATACGCATATGGTCGAGACGGGCGGAACGTGGTCTCCTGGCTATGGCGGCATCACTTACACTGGATCATCACCCGTGCTTACGGGGGTTTACAAAAGGACAAGTGATTCTTCTGGAAACCACCTCGTGTTCTTCACGGTTCTTATCACCTTGGCCACAGGCACATCCACTGGAGTAAATAGTTATCTGACATCGCTTCCTAGCACCCCAGCGGCGGCTAGTAATGTAATGTGCACCGCGGCAAGCTCTTCGCTTGGAACCTTTACAAATGTAGGTTGCTTGTCGTCACCCCCAAATTTGTACATTCCAGGATGGACGGCGCTCACTGGCAACATCTACATCAACGGCTCGTACTGGGAGTAGACAAGCAAGTGCCCTCGCGGGCGTGGTGAATTAAGCACGAAAAGGCCATAGGAGGGCCCGAGCAACATGGCAAACAATCTCAGGCCCGCATCATCGATCAATGACCTCCGGACCCAGGCGCACATGCAAATTTCTGCGCGCCTTGAGTCTCTTGACCTTACGCCTTTACTCCTCAGGACTCTAGGAAACAATCTCCCGGCATCCATCTTGCCCTACTTGATATGGGAACTCGACATGATGGTTCCCAGCGTCCCGATGCAGACTTTGGGCGCCACGCCGCAGGCTATCATTCAAAACGCATTGCCACTTCACAAGATCATGGGCACACCGGGCGCAATAGTCCAAGCTCTCGCACTGTGTGGATTCACTGCGACCTGCTATGAGGGGCAGGCGTCGTGGGGGGGATCTGCTTATCCGCCCAATCAAGGATGGGCCGTCTTCCGCGTGGGGGTGAACGGATCAGGACAAGCGCCGATAGGAGTTATAAACGGCGTCAATCGGTCTTTCAACCTTCCCGCTGTTCCGGTAGGAAACTCTCTGCGCGTCTTCTACAACGGCATTCTCCTGCCATCCACCAATTACACCGTGTCGGGAATAGGACTCACTACAACCTTCTCTCCTGCGATGAACTCTTCTTTATGCGTCCTGTTGCGCAAGGCCACGGACGGGACTCCGCTCTACTTCGACGCCGTTGTACCCACCGTCTCAGGGTCGAATCTGGTACTCCCCCATGCTCCGATATCCATTGAACTCTACCGTAACGGGATGTTTCAAAGCATGGGGGCGTCCCCAGCGCAACTCGACTACATGTCCACAATCATCAACTTTTTCAAGCCAGCGCGGTGTCTGCTCGATTCAGTGTTTGCGGAGGGCAGCAAAGATTACTACATCCTCGACGGGAACACCATCATCCCGTCGGTGCCGATCGGAAGCGCGTCATTCCTGGCGTGGGGAACCTATGCCGGAAGCGGGACGGCGCCAAACTTTGCCGACTGGATTACCCCAACCGGAACATTGAACGGGACCAACAAGGTCTTTACGCTCCCACAAGCTCCGAACCCGGCTGCCAGCCTTCGCCTATACCGTGGATGGCAAGTCTTGAAGCCGGGCGGCGTTGACTTCACATTGAGCGGCGCAACGATCACCTACACCATTGCGCCACCGCCCACGGCCACGCATCTGGCCTTCTACCGCTATTGACGGTGCGTTACAATCGCTTTGGAGGAAACACTATGGAAACGCCCTACGAACCGAACGAAACCGCTATTGTGACTCCTGTTATGCTGCCAGCCTGCCCGTATTGCGCAGACGATCCGGCCCGGCTCTCGATCATGAACCAGATATTTCCTGGCGGCATGATCGGCGCCATCATCTTCTGCGGGAATCCGGAGTGCCGAAAGATCATCTCGACGCAGATCGTCGGGCGCATTGAGCAACAGGCACCGAATCAGGACTCGAAACCGCAAGAGGCCGTAGTGGCTGGCCCGCAGTTGGTGAAGTCTCCGGAGGCCCTGTGAATCGATCAGTAAAGCGCATCATCGCACTCACCGCTCTCTGGCTATGCGCGGCCTTCGCCATCGCTCAGGCTCCAATAGGAGTTTGTCTGAACAATGTCGCACAGACCATCTCAAACGGAGTTATCGCGCCGATTCCATACGCCACCATTGCGCTATGCACACCGGGTTCGACCGCATCAAATTGCGTGGCGAACAAGGTCAGCATATACACGTCTACAGCGCTCAGCACAGCAACCCCAACAAATCCGTTTACATCTGATGCTGGCGGAAACTACTTCTTCTGTGCCGCAGTTGGGCATTACGGAGTCCTGATTTCCTCATCCTACGGGACATTCTTTGTCAATGACGTTGCTTTGGTGGACGACTGGTCAAAGGGCGGAACAATGACCGGGGCGCTCACTGACGCATTCGGTTTTGTTGGCAATGCAAGTACGGCCAGCGCATTGGCAGCCACTCCGACAGCCTGCAATCCAGCCTCGTACTTTTCCTACGGTATCGCAGCCAACGGCAATGCTCTGTGCAATGCGCTTCCCACGCCGGCAACCGTCTACTACCAGACCATCCAAGCGGCTGGCACCCCACTCACTCAGCAGCCGGTCCTGAACTTCGACAGCACTATAGCCGCTACAAACGGCATCGGAAAGACGAATGTGGGGCTCCCATCGACAGGAACTCCTGGAACCTACAGCTACCCCGTTTCAGTGACTACCGATGCGCAGGGCCGAGTGTCCGCAGTGACGGGCGGAACAGTTACGAACGGATGGACTTCGAGCCTTGGGGCTTGCAATTCGGCGGGATGCTGGACACAAGATCCCACTGGGCACATACATCAGTGGGGGCATTTGAGCGGAGAGACTACAAGCTGCAACGCAATTACATTCCCGAAGTCATTCACAACTTTAGCTTCAATCGTTCCTTCCGGGATGGCCGACGACTTTTCTACTGGTTCTAGCGTCCAACATGCGGCGGTCATCAACGCATCTCATGGATGCACTGGAATCTCAACCACCACGATGTATGACTGGGTATCTTCCACGGGCGGTAATGGGGTCTGGTGGAGCGTAGACGGCTACTAAACGGATCTCTGAGAGCGGGGAATCAATGGCTGAGCGCAGGACGAACGTAAGTCAATTCGACGGGGTGAATGCACTCCAAAAGGACATTGAGCGCTTGACTAAAGAGCGCGACGCACTCGCCAAAGAGCGGGAGAACTCGCAGACAAGACTCCTTGAAGAGCACAGTATCACGCTCAAAGAGATGACGACGACCCTGGCGCTACTCGTTGACAGGACCAAAGACCTCCCTGAGCTTGGGAAAAGAGTCACCCGGCTGGAGTCGTGGAAGGTTTATCTGTCTGGCATCGCATCAGCATTCACGCTCATCGGAACCTTGATCGGCGCCGGAATTACGCTGATGTTTCGGAGATGAAATGGATCACGGCCACGATCTTCCGCAACCCGATGATTTATGAGGTAACATGAACAGTTTTCCAAAGATAGACGTCCTGGCCGCGTGTGCAAAGTATGGGCCGCTCTTGAAAGTCCCGACAGAACTCGACGGTGAACGCGTCATGGCCGCGCTAGCTTCAAACGAGAGCAGCACTGGCCATGACTGCGGGCCGCGGCATGAACCCGCATACGACGTAGGTGGTTCAGTATGGGCTTCGAGTCCTGATCAGCGTGCGCTCGTGGCGCAATACAGCCGCGATGGGGCCTCCAGCTTTGGCCCATGGCAGACCATGCTGATCAACTGCCCAGGCTTTACTCCTGCCGAACTCGAAACCAGCCTTGACGACTGCGCACGTTCATTTGTGAGCCACTTCAATTCCTACGTGGCGCACTTCGAGCCCAAGAACTTGACTGAGATCGGTCAGATTTGGAATCTCGGCCACAAGACAGCCAACCCGCCGGCGGGAGTCATCCGCTATTGCTCCGATTTGCAGAAAGCCTACGATTCTGCCGTGAAGCAATCCACATCTGGTGTATCCTGATTTCAAGATGATTCAGTTTATTAAAAGTCTGTTTTCGCGGCGTGTATGCTCTCTATGCGATGGCTCCGGATGGGTCGAGGTCGGGCATCGAGAGTCATTGAAAGAGCATTTGAAGTGCTGCGTTTGCAGCGGGAAGGGAACGCTATGAAGATTCCCGAGCCATTCTGGGCAGTTCTACTCGCAGTTCTGGGGGTTATTCTTGCACTGGCTTGCCTCTTTGCTCCATCTCCGGCAAACATCGTCCTCGCAGTGCTTGCCATTGCCTCCAACCTTGTCAGCGGAGCCCTCGGAGCCTTTGCCGGTCACGCAAGTGCAACCAGCAACTCCACAGGACCCAACGCCACAATCAACAACCCTGGCGCCACCTTTCCCGGTGACGCTTCCAAGTAGCGCCAAGGAGGCGCAAGACACCATGAGCATTTTCAGCACTATCATCAAGGATGTCGAATCCTTCGCCAGCAAGTTCGAGAAGGAACTTGCGAATCTCTGGAGCAAAGCACCCAGTGTGGCCGCTGTCGCTTCGACTGTCCTCCAATTCGTTGCTCCGCTGATCGAAACAGCATTCACTATCGAGTCGGGCGCGGCGGCGGGTTCCGCAGTAACCAATCTGCTGAATACCGTTGAGCAGAAACTCGTAGCCGCCCAAGGGCTCATCACTGCCATTGGTGCCACACCGACGCTCACAGCCGTGATTGCCGGTATCGAATCCGACCTGACCGATCTGCTTTCTTTGGGTGGCTTTAAGAATTCGACAACTCAAGCCAATATTCAGTTGGTGCTGAAGGAAATCCAAGCGCTGCTTGGAGCGTTGCCGACTGATGGAACTCCGGCCGCCACGGCCTGACATGAACACTACCATCAAAGTCGCAATCGCCGCGGGAGCCATCACTCTCGCGGCGCTTTCTGTTTGGGGCGCGTGCGGCTTCACTAGGCACCTCATCATCGCTGTGGACCGGTGGGGAGCCGCCGCGCCGACCGCTGGCAAGACAGACGCAGTGCTTGACCATATCAACCGGCCATGCAAAGGAGCATCAGGACCCGACGCTTGCGGTACTCTGGCGCAGATCAACAAGACGGCAATTGACGCCGGAGATGCTATCGTGCGCACTCAGTTGATAGAGCGCAACACGGCTCCGCACGTTACTGCGGCAATGGATCAGTTCGGTACGGCGGCGGTTCATCTCTCCAGCACAGCAGATTCACTCGCAGGAACCGCGCACGCCGCCACTGGCACGCTCACAGCGGCCACCGGGGCCATTCAGACGCTCACGGTAGACGCTCGGACGGCCAACGACCTCATGGCGCAATTGCAGCCCCTCATATCCAGCTACACGGCCACAGGAGACGACTTGGACACAGCCATCAAAACTGCCAATGGCATTATGGCCAGTCCGAACGTAACTATCATGCTAGCCAACGGGGCGCAGTTCACGACCACTGCGGTGCAACTTGAGCAGAAGTTGGCCCAATGCACACTGCACCCAACCCTTCCGTGCGTCTTGAAGAGCGACATTCTCTTCGGAGCCCAAGTCGGCGGTTATCTTTTGAGATGAGTTTAGGAGTCAAATTCAACAACAGGAGGATCGGAGTAGCCAGAGCATAAAGAGGTCAGTCTTTCGGGGCTGGCCTCTTTATTTGATAAATATCCTAAAGTGGATCAAAAAACGGTTTATAATGCAAGGATGATCGACTTATCAACCCGCCTATTGCTACTCAACCGCAGGACTCGGATTCAGCGTCCTGTCGAGAATCTGAACGCTTATCAAGAGGTGTACACCTCACTTTCCAGCCTACAGGACGAAGCGGTGATGTGCCCGCGGTCGATGAAAGAGCCGATGCGGGAGGCTATGGAGCGCGTCCGGTCAGAAGTTGGCGACTTGGATGAGTTCGTGGCCCGCGAGATGGAGTATCCCTCCGTCAAGGAGATGCAGAGCTACTTCATGGGCCTCCAGGTCGATTCGATTGCCCTGGCCATCTGGCAGATCAGGAAACAAAAGGCCTTAATAAATTCCGATCAAACCGGCGTTGGAAAGGGAAGGGTAGCGGCGGCCGTATGCCGGTGGACGATCCTCCACGGCCTTTTGCCGATCTTCGTCACCTATTCAGACACGCTTTTTACTGACTTTCAGCGCGACCTTGACGACATCGGCTTCGGTCCGAGCGTCTGGCCGCTGCTCTTCAATGCCGGGGCGTCGATAACCGAACAGACAACAGGACGCAAAATCTTCTCCAACAAGAGCAGCATGAAGGGGGTCCTGACCCGCATATCCGAGTCCGGAGAACTGCCGCGCGCGCGCAATGCCGTCTACCTGACGTACTCGCAGATCAACACGATCAATATCCAACAGGAGGCCCTTGCGAAGTTGGCGCGGAAAGCTGTCTTTATCCTTGACGAGTCCCACAACGCCGGTGGCTACGACTCAAACACAGGAGCGTTCTTCCAAGAGGTGCTGCCCGCGGCGCACGGCGTGATGTTCCTGTCGGCAACATGGGCAAAGAGGCCAGACAACATGACGCTCTACGCCACTAAGACAGACATTTCGATTGCCATTCCCGACAACCAGCGCGTCTCTGACGCCATCCGAGCCGGCGGTCCACCCCTACAGACCGTCGTGAGCCATCAGCTTGCCCAGACCGGCCAGCTTGTGCGGCGGGAGCGCTCCTTTGAAGGCATCAGCATACTGAACTTCATTGACGACCGGAATCAGCTTTATCAAGAGCAGATTTGCGACGATGTGACGGAAGTCTTGCGCGCCATCTTCAAAGCGGACATGGCCTACCACCAAGAGGATTTCGAGACATTGCGCCTCCAGTACAAGAAGCGGAGCATCAAGATCTACCATCACAAGTTCAGCGCCATCGTCCACAACATCGTGAAGCAGTTCCTCCTGGCCTTGAAGTCGGACGCCGCGGCGGATTGCGCCATCGAAGCGCTCGGACGCGGGGAAAAGCCGATTGTCGCCCTTGAGAGCACGATGGGAGCATTCCTCGATAGCTACGTGAGCGCTGAGAACCTGACAGAGGGCGAATTGCTTGATAAGCTTTCGTGGTCCACCATCCTCAGACGGGCACTCGACAGGACTCTTCACTACACCGTAAAGACGCCGATGGGCAATGACCGTCAAGAGTTCCCGCGCCATCGGCTGTACGTCGAGACAGAAGCGAAGTACCGGGAAGCTGAGAGGCTGCTTGATAACCTTGCCGTGACGCTTCCGGTGTCGCCGATCGATTGGATAAGGACTCGCATCACGCAAGCTGGCTTTACCGTGGCAGAGATTACCGGCCGCTCCTACCGAATCAACTACGCGGGTCCCGTCCCGGTCTTGTCTTCGGTCCCGGCCAGCGAGCGCAAGGACCGCGTTCAGACGGGGAGCCTGTTCAACAATGGCGGTGTCGATTGCCTCATCCTGAATCAGGCAGGCTCGACGGGAATCAGCCTTCACGCTTCCGATAAGTTCAAAGACCAGCAACAGCGGCACATGATCGTCGCGCAACCGGCCGGCGACGTCAACGTGTTCATGCAGATTTTGGGACGCAGCAACAGGACCGGCCAGATGGTCCTTCCGCGGTACACGATGCTCTCCCTGGCCATCCCCGCAGAGATTCGCCCAGCCATCAGCCTTGCCAAGAAACTGAAGAGCCTGAACGCCAATACGTCGAGCAATACCCGGTCGGCCATGTCGATTGAAGCGCCGGACATGATGAACAAGTACGGAGACAAGATCGTGGCGGAATGGCTGCACGAGAACGAGCAGATTGCGCGGCTCATGGGTCTGACGATGGACAAGTCGGAAGAGGAGGGCGGAACCCCAGAGGAGGACCTGGCACGCACGGCAACAGGACGCTCCGCACTCTTGCCTGTCAAAGAGCAGCGCGAGTTCATGGAGACGATCACCGAGAGCTACACGGACTATATCGCATACCTCGACGAAACCGGGCAGAACGACCTTGAACCCAAAACTTACGACTTCGATGCAGAGCAGAAGACCAGCCATGTCATTTATGTAGGGTCTGACCCCTCATCGCCATTCGGGGAAGACGCCATCTTCGGTACCTACTCAATCAAGCGTCAAGGCAAGTCCTACACTCCTGAAGAGGTAGAAGATCTGATTGCACAGACTTATGGTCCTGATCTCATGAAGTACGAGCCGTGGCAGCGGGACACGTACCATGCGCGGACCTTGAGCGCGCACCTTGAAGGCTTATTCAAGCCGTACATTGAGGGCGTGGAAGCCCCACATATATTTGACCGGGCGCAGAAAATAAGGGAATGGTCGCGGACGATCCTGAACGACTTCCGAATGGGGACAGGACTCAGAATCGAAATCAACGGCGACACCTATAATGGCATCATCTACGACATTCGCAGCCGCAAGAAGGTGAGCGGAAACCCCTACGCGCCCAGCTCGCTGAAGTTCTACATTGCGGTCAACGGGCCTTTGCGCGAGGTGCGCGTACCTGGCTCGCAGATCAAGAAGATCACGCTGTCGAACCTTGGACGCAATGCGGATATTGCTGAACTGTTTCAGGACTATCTAAGCGACACTCGGCAGCGCGCCAAGATCATCACCGGGAATCTGCTGGGAGCTTATGGGCAGTTGAAGCCGGGCAGCAAGGGACGAATCATCACGTTCACAAAGCACGAGGGCGGGACAGAACAAGGGATTTTGATGCCAGCGCGGTTTGATTGGGAGAAAGACGTAACCCCGCAGAAACTCGATTGAGTCCTGCGGGGTGTTGGATTACCAGTTGGAATTAGGGAGAGCATGGAATGCGGCGTTCTCTTCTTCGTCAGGCCCATCGACGCTGTTCATCTTGAAACTGCTGATTTCTTCCTGATCATCTGCAAGCAAGTCAAAGAGCGTTGGCGTGTTCATTCCGACCTCTGCTGCCTTCATGTACCGCAGCGCATCGGCAAAGTATGCCTCAGACAGTTCCACGCCCAGGCCTTTGCGCCCCATCTTGACCGCGTGCATGGCCACGGTGCCGATTCCAACGAACGGGTCGAATACCGTTTCTCCCGGCATTGAGAACTGCTCAATTGCCCGCTTTGCAATGTCCTCTTGCATCGGGCAAAGATGCTGGTCGTGCCCGGTGGCCTGCTGCTGCATGTTGAGCGTCCGCATCCGCGCAATATCGGTCCAGACATCAGGACTCCAACTCTGCGGCTGCAGAAGCATGAACGTCGCCGGCAAGCGGCTCCCAGCAATCTTGCATGGGCATTGTCCGCACTTCCGGTCTCCGATGTGGATGTGACCGCATTCCTTGCATTGCTCCAGACTCTCGCTCAGTCCGACGTGCGCGAAATAGTCGTAGACCTGGCGCATGGAGTCCTGACGAAACAATTTGAAGATTCGATCATGCGGTATCCCTTCAAAGTCCTGCGGCGTGATTGAACGGTTTCCGTTTGACCGCATAAAACCGTGAGCGTCAATCTGCCAACGTGAGCGCGAATAGCTCTTCTTGCTCTTCACCACAGGCTTGTCGGCGTACCCATTGCTCGTGTCAGTAGGAGGCTTGCGGAATATCAGGAGATACTCTGGCATCCCCGCGCCCATGCGGCTTCCGTCTTTGCATTGCTCTGTCCATCCCAGGCGATAGGTTTGATTGTTCTCGCGCACAACATCGGTCACGATGGTCTTGCGGGCAAGAAAACCGAATCCGTGTTTCTCGAAAGCATGTGCGCAGGCATCGGAGAAACGATAGACGGTCTGAAATCCCATGCCTGTCATCCCGCTGGGCGTGATGCGGTCCTTGACGTGAATTGCGGCGACGCGGCCGGGTGACAGAACGCGAAAAAGTTCAGGAATCAAAAAGTCCATCTGTGCCCAGAAGTGGTCATTGTCCTCAGAGTGCCCGAAATCGCGGAACGATGGGCTGTACTCGTACTGAGTAGAGAACGGGATGCTGGTCAAGATCAGATCGACACTGCTATCTAGCATCGATGCTGTTTCGGGAACGCAGTCATTATTGACGATTTTCCAGTTCTCCCCTGAAACTTCCACCCGTTCGACGTTCATCTTCCGCGTCGATGCTTCAGCAAGAGCAGCAGACCCGAGTCCGTACTTGCGGATGATCGCCGTCATGTTGGCAATCATCTCGTTGTGCTGCTCCCACTTCTTTTCAAGGGAGCGACGAATCTCCCGCTCAGCTTCGGTATAGATGATGTCGATGATTACGTCGCGCTCTTGCAAGAAACGGTGAATGCGGTGACATGCCTGAATGAAGGCATAGAACTTGTACCCGACTCCAGGGAAGATGGCATGGCGTGCCTGTTGAAGATTGCACCCGGCCCCATACATCGAAGGCTTGGAAATGAACGCTTGCGTATCGCCATCTCTCCAGTTCTTCATCAGTTTTTCGCGTTCGTCAATGTCCTGATTTCCATAGAGAGAGGAGCAGGTAGAGCCCATCGACTTAACGAGTTCATCGACGGCGCGTTGCTCATCATTCAATTCGCACCAGATGATGAATTGATCGTATCCATAGAGCGTCTTGTCTGTCTTCTCGATGATCTCCCGAATCTTCTCTACGCGGCGCGTAAGGCTGTTGCGTTTTTCGCGGGCTGCACATGTTACGCCGATAGCCGAGTTGCTTAAGAGCCGTCCTTGTCCGTTCGGCTCCTGGCCGGCGTCAGAATGATCGGAGGGAATCTCGTGCCAGCGCACCGTCATTGGGGGGAGAGCGTAGCCAGCATCGTCAAACCCAAGATCAGAGGGAGTCTGGAGGAATACTGCCCAGGACGCACACCACAGCCAGAATTCATGCTCACGGCTGGCAACCAACGTAAGTTCATCGGCGTGCTCACTGTCTCGCTTGAACCAGCGGGTCTTCGCGGCGGAAATGTCCATCACGTCGAGGAATGCGGCATAGGCGAGCAACTCGATGTAGTCGTTTGGGGAAGGAGTCGCCGTCGCCACAAAGCGATAGATGCCGCTGCTCTCAAACAACCCCATCAGTTTTCTGAAGGTGGCAGTTCCGCCGAATCCCCGAAGAACTGCGGCCTCGTCCAGAGATACGGCGCTGAATTGACGCGGGTCCAACTTCCCGTCTCGCACGGTCTCATAGTTGGTGATATAGATGCCTGTTGCTCCGCATTCTTCAAGTGAGCGAACGAACTTCGCCCCGATGCCGAGCATGGCAGCGTCCTTCATAAACTCGAAGCGTACCCCGAGCGGGCAGACGATGAGGCCTCGACCGCCGACCTTTGCGCACACCAAGCGCAGAATCTCCAACTGGCAAACAGTCTTACCAAGGCCGAAAGCTGCGAAGATGGCTGCCCGGCCGCGCTTGACAGCCCACTTGACGATAGCTCGCTGGTGGGGCTTGAGAATTGCATTGATCTCGTCATCCTCTACGGTAAATCCGGTGTCGGGAATCGTGAGAACTTTCGCCTTCAAAAACTCTTCATAGTTCATGATCTTTCCTTTCGGTGTGTGGTGATTATAAAGCAAACGGTTGTCGATTATCAAAGTTTATTTGGGTCCAGATATTCGACCGGAATGCCCTTGTCTTTCGCGATGACGATCTCAGCTTGAACCCCTTTAGACTGCTCCCATCCCGGCATCATGGCGACGACAACCTTCTCTGAGACGCAGATGAACTCCTCGTCGAAGTGCTGCCAGTAGTCCCAACCTCTCGGAAGTTCGCAGCGCTCGGCTATGGGATGAGTGTGGGCAATGGGGCTGAAGACAACCAACCCTCGCGCCATCAGGACTCCAGCAATGCGGCACACCTCGCCAAAGCGTAGAGCTTCCACGGTCCTGTCCGGATGGCTGTACGGACTTGCTAAGTAGATCATCGAACCTCCTTTATCTTCTTTCCTTGCTGGTGACTGGCTGCGATATGGCACCAATAGCAGCCTCCGAGGAGCGTGTTGCCGACCGCTTCCGTCCAACCGAATCGGCGTTTCCCGTGGAGGTGGACAAGGTGCCAGCGTTCAAAGATGCTTCCATTGCTTGGCAGGACCCCGAAGATGTGCTTTGGATGTAGAGGCTTTCCCTCTTCGTCTCGTAACTCGCACTGGCCGCCGCATCGTTCATAAACCCTGTCACGCTCGGTTTCCTTCTCTGCATTGGTCGGTTGCCCCTTCCGCACTCCTGGCCGCTTCTTGCGTACTGGCGTGTAGCGCTTCAGTGGAGTCCTTCGGGGGATCATGCTCTCACCATCTTTCCTTCTGGAGTCCTGCGCATAACCAGATGCCAACTTGGCCCGCGCGAAACAACTTCGCAGTCGTCTCCGGTCATTGATTCTGTGAGGTTGGCGACTCGTTCGGCGAGTCCAAGTTGGGTGAATGGTTGGCAGACAGTGTGCTGTCGAGTCCGTCCGTAGGGATAGGTGCGCTTGGGTTGGTTTTCCATACGTTCTCTTTCAGATAGCTGGTTATGGCGGTCAACTGCCGCTGGATGAGGTTCAAATCAACATCAGGACGCTCACGCATAGTAATCGTTTCCTTCATAGTCAATTTCCGCTTCAGCCTCAAAGCAAAGTTTGCGCGGATTAAACTCTCCGTCTACATTTCCAGGTGAACCGCCGCCACGGATGAGTGCTAAATTGATGTTTGCCTTTCGCGTCATCTTCAGCGTTTCTTTGTCCTGATACCGATGCAAGAGGACCATCGCAAAGCAGTCCTGAAGCGGCTTCTTGCTCTCGCTGATGTCGCCCGGCTGCGGCCGCTTGTCAGCAAACTCTCTCGGCACTTCCCCAAGTTGGAAGAGGTTGAGCAGTGCTGCGTTCTTGTGCTGCTTGATCTTCTTGCGCAACCGCTCCGAGTTCTCGACGTAGCGCTTTCGGATGTCCCGATCGCCGCCGGCTATCAGTCCGAAGTGGTCCAGGACAAACAGCACGTCGCCATCCTTGCGTGCCTCCCGGTCGATGGCCCAGCATATATGGTCACAGTCCATGTCACCGTCATAGATCGTAAGCGGCCATTCGCCGATGGCGTAAAGCCCTTGCATCACGAGCGCTTGCTGTTCTGGAGTCCTGAGTTCTGGCTTGACCACGACAATGTTCGGAAGATATACAACGTGAGGGACCAGGTTCAACTCGACCTCTTCGTGGTCCATCTCCAGCGAGAACCAGACGACGCGGGCTGTGCCGTTGATGCAGTTGTACGCCGTTGACAGGACTCCCATACCTGTCTTGCCCACCTTTGGCCGCGCTGCAACGATGGTGTAGCGCCCCTTCCGGTATCCGCCTCCCATCTTTGCGTCAAGCCATGCGTTGCCAGTCGGGATGCCCCGCGGCGTCTTCTCTTGGTACTCCCGCACTACCCTATCCATGAGTTCGACGATGTGACTCTGAATCGGAGCTTTGTTCGAGTCCTGTTGAGGTTCGGCAATCTTCTCGATCTGCTTTATCATCCGGCCAGCAAGTTCAAGCGCTGGCATCTCCTGATCTTGTGCCCGTGACATTGCCTGAGAGGAAAAGACCATCAGTCTCCGCAACAGGCTCTTGTCTTTGACGATGCGGATGTACTCTTCGATGACCGGCCGGCGCGGCAAACCCTCAGTCAAACTCGCCAAGTAGGCCACTCCGCCAATCGCCTCAATCTCTTTGTAGCGGGCCAGCTCATTGGATAGGGTGACAATGTCCACGGCGCGCTGCTCGTTTATCAACTCAGTCATGCGCAGGAAGATGCGCTGGTGCGAGTCGAGCGAGAAATCGTCTGCCGTCAGCTTCTCTGCGCATTCGGCGTGGGCAGCATTGTCAAGCAGGATCGCCCCGAGGATGGTCTTCTCTGCGTCGATGTTGGCCGGTAGCCCGTCTATCTGGAGGTCCGCTTTCACTTACTGCCTTTCGGTGTCGAGGTACGCTTCGATGAAGGCTTTGGCTGTTTCCGATACGATTGCATCGCCGTAACCGCGCAACTTGACCACTCGGGCGGCAACCCCATGAGCCAGCGGCTGTACTCCGGGTCCAATTGGCCGGCACTTTCCGTCCCTGCCAATCCACCAGTCGCAATCTCCCCAATAACCGCGAGTTGCGCCTGTCTCGGCAATTGATCGAGCCGTGATCGGATCGACCCATCCGGGTCCACGCCAGTCTCGGACATTCCCGAACTGTCCTTCCAATCCCTCGAACTTGGCGTCGATCTCGACGCCAAGTTCGAGAACTTCACTACATGCTCCAGCGATGCCGTATGTTTCGTTCCGTCCTGCATCCGTCCCGTTGCGTCCATCCTTTCCGTCGAGCAGGACCGGCCACCGTTGGGGGTGCAAGGACTCGGGACAGACGAGAGAATCTCCGCATGATTGAGTGTGATGTTGTGCGTCGTGTAATCCCTCCCCGGTTTCCTTAAAGCATCGGTCTGCGTCGGGGTCGGAACACTTGCCAGCGACAACGCTTGAGCCACATCTACCAGTTGGCTGCAAGCATTCACCCGCTCTATACGCTTCTGCGAGTAGGCTTGGCATTTCTCCGGCGGCAATCTTGAGTTGTTCCAATCGCCTAGATTGGGAGTCGGCACAGAAGAATAGACGGTATCTTCTGTGCGGCGCTCCGACGCCACAAGCACCCAGTACCGCCGCCGCAAAGGCGTACTCCTCCGCTTCCATGTCTGTTGAAACAAGGTCGAGCCAGCCGTGTCCAATCGCTCCATCAGCCTGTTCACCAAAGACTGTTCCAGGGCCGCACTCGCGGATGAGATTGAACCATACCGGCCAGAGATGACGAGGGTCGTCAAACCCCTCTCCTTTGCCCGCAACTGAGAAGGAAGGGCAGGGACAACTTCCGGTCCAGACTGCGCGGTCGTCAGGCCATCCCGCGAGTCTGAGCGCGTAGCTCCAGACGCCGATTCCTGCAAAGAAATGGCACTGGGTATATCCCATAACGTCGGCTGGTCTGACATCTTTGATGCTCCTTTCGTCCACGTCGCCCGGCGCAATCAAACCGGCCTTGATGAGTTCACGCAACCATGCAGCCTTCTGGGGATCAAACTCGTTGTAATACGCAGCAGGACTCGTCACTCTGGCCTCGTCCCATCCCGGTAGATCTTCGGAACCCCGCACGCGGCCAAGAACTGCGCCGGCGTGGGCATTTTCTTCAGCGTTTCATCCTGGCTCAGGACTCGATAAGCCGTGTCCATGTCCTGATCTGTCCGATGTCCTACCCGCTCCTCGTAGAGCGAGAGCAACTCCTCATCGGCTGTCACGCCAAAGATGCGCGCCAGTTTCGCCACAATGCCCCTCAGATGCCTTTGTGGGTGCCGAATGGACCGGATGGCCACCAGAAGCGTACCGAAGTCAGGACACGCCGTTTCCCGGTCACGCCGCGGGCTCTCTGCAATCTTTTGGATGGTTGCAATCACATCCTCAAATGGTTCCGTCAATAGTCCTTCCGAAAAGGCTGTCAGTGTCGGTTGGCTGTACTCGCCTCCCCTCATCAACGCGAGCGTCCCGAGCGCCACTATGATCTGCTGCTTGGGAGACAGCGGCTCTGACTGCATCAACTGTCCGGTCTGCTTTCTTACCAGTCTGCTTTCCATTGCTTGCTCCGTTCGGTTTCTGCCACTCGGCAGGATCATCAAAATAGCGTTCTTGGTTGAACCAGGTTGCGGGGTGAGGGCGGTAGTCTTCGTGTCCTGGCGGCTTTTGTCCCGCTGGCGACCTGGCGTACTCGGTTGCTTTCTTCCAGAGGAACCGCCTAGCCGTCTCGGAGTCCATGGCGACATACTCGTCGCACCCTCTGCGCAGCCGGTCAACTGCCTTGCGAATGGCTTTGATAGCAGCGGCGGGGGCAACATGGCGAGGGTAAGCGAGGTAGCACGCTCTCTCTTGCTCGGAGTCTGTCACTAGCCCCTCCTGAATTCGTCGCGGTCAGGACACGTAACGAAGTGAGCAACAGCGAGACTCGAACCTTTTTCCATGAGATTGAAAGGCATCTTCTTTCCCTTTGGCGTGAACCACCACTCGACCTCAGCATTGCATCCACGGCACCGCGCATGGTTATCAAAGCGGTATCCTGCTGCTTTTAGGGAGTCAAAATCTTGCGGAAATGGCATCCTGTTCCCTCCTTCAAGGGGTCGGGGGCGGCAGTGAAGGACTACCGCCCCCTGACCAGAGGAGCAACCCTCTGGGTGAGGTCCGTTGCTGGCGCGCGGGACTTATTAAAGGTAATTCGCGCCAGTTCGGGAGTCAAGAAAAATCAGACTGAAGTCTGTCAAGAGTGACGATCTTGGTTCGTTTTAGTCCTGAACCAAGATAGCCGTCGAGTAGTCCACCTCCCACATCTGGACTGATTCGTTGGCTTCATTGAAGGCTTTCAGCGCCGCTTCGAGCTCTTCGATTCCGTTCAGGTCAGAAGTGTCGGCATCGTCCCACATGTTGTCCAAAAGGTTGCAGGTCACATCCTCAAGGTCAACATTTGGTAGATGCGAATCTTGACACGCCCACACGTATTCCGGTTCCTGGCCTTCAAGAAACTGGTCAACAGCATCCTCGACGGAATCGTAATACCGATCGCCGCAGAAGACGTGCTCACCGGCGTAATCGGAAGCCTTGATCTTAGTTGCTTTCTCGAAGCGTTCGGCCTCCTTCACCGCTTCTTTTTCGCGCCATTCCTTCCACTGGCACTCCTCGCACTTGCGCTGGAAATACCCCTGCTGAATCTTCTTCCCGCAAGCGCATAGACGCTCACCGTGGCACCAGTTGGCCTGATCCTCCGTCGCGTGTACCGTGCGACAAACAGAGCACATGAAAACTCCAGCGCTGGTGCCATCGGGCTTGTATAACCGAACTGCGTTCGACATGTCTTTCCCTTCAATCCGTGTTGTGATTCAGGCGGTAAGCTTTCAGTTCTCGGGGTCCTGAACCCGCGACCGGCTCCGTCTCGAATGGAATGTCCTGCTCGGCGTCCGGGTCAAGCTCCGGCTCATCCTCGCCCTCATCAGGACTCTCAGAGTCTTCCGTGTCGTCGTCCACCAGTTCCGTCTCATCGGCGGTTGCAAAGGCCAGTTTCGATTCCGAGTTCGAGTAGACTGTTTCGATGTAGAAGTCCTTGTGCAAGTGGATCGCTGCCCATTCCATCATCTCTTTGGTGAACGGGACATAGATCGCCAAATGCAGGTTGACTTCCTTCTTCTCGCCTTCTCCCACCGTTGCCAGATACAGCTTCATGAGCTTGGCGCCGGTTGTCGATACCCAGTGGTCCTTGCTCGTGTCGGTGGAGAAGATGTCCAGCGTCATGCCTTCGATCTCGACATTAATCGCCGATCGCTCCGTCTTGGAACCATCCTTCGCCATGAGGCTGAACGGTTCTCCGATCTCATCGTTCATCCCGATGAGCGATTGGTTGAGCAACGGAAGCCGCATGTCGAGTTTGATCGTTGAGACGCCAGCCCGGTTGCAGTGTTGAATCCACTGGACGAGGAACGCCTTGCGGCGGTGCCCCTCAAAGAACTGCTTGAGAATCGTTGGTTGCGCTTTTGCTGCCATGAATCACCTCTTTCGGTTGGTTAGAATTCTGGGAGTTCGGCGAAGTACAAATCCTCTTGCTTCGCAGGTTTCTTGACGCCGTTCGTATCCTTGCGCGGGAAGTTTCTCATCATATTCCCGATGCCTCCGTTCCTCATCACGCCTTCCAATCGATGCCGGAACGGGGCACCAGGGCCTTGCATGAACTTGACGATCTCCACATACTCCTCGTGGGTAAAGTCGCCTTTGCTGCCGTTGCACTTTTTGCAGATGCAGTGCTTGTTGGCCAGTTCAGGACCCCCATGCCTACGCTTTGGTGTCTTGTGGTCCAGTTCCATGCTCAGTATGTCAATCGGCGCGCCACAATAGGGGCAAAGGATCACCCCGAGTTGAATCTGTGTCCAGAGCCACTTCCCGAACTGCGCTTGCGTGTAGGGCAGGATTTCGTCCAGGGCAACGTCAAGAACGAATCCCGCCTTGGTGGCTTGCTTTTCGAGTTCCTTGCGCCACCACTTACGCTCATCGTTGTAGAGTTGCGCTACACGCTTTTGGTACTGCTTGAGGTCGATCATCTGTTCACCAAAAAATCATCAGGAACATTGAAGAAACCGAGCGCACCCTTGAAAGGTATTGGGGTCCTGAAGATGATCGGATTGGCAAGAACGAATCCGAACTTTCCGACAAAGAACGCGCTCGGATGCTTAGTCACGCAAGCGACAATCTCTGCGGTCCCAACGAGACATCCGCCAGAATCCCGTAAAGCCTCGATTTCTGGAAAGTGAAGATATGGAAGGGATATACGATCTGCCGTCTCCATATCCCGAATATCTTCAAGATCGTCAAGGATTTCACCCATCTTCCAAAACTTGCTTGCATGAAGATAGAATCGACCGCGAAAGTTGGTTGGCCAGTCCCGATTCTCTACCGGCTTACCGTGGAGGATGGCCCACCACCACGGAGCGCGTACACTCAAAGCTTTCATGACAGTCTCTCAACCTTTCCTTTCTCCACCAGGTAGAACCCGACTCCTTCTTGCTTCGGAGCCTCACGCCGCTTGTCAGCAACAAAGATGAACGCCTTCTCCAGCAGCCCAGTATCGAGTAGATGCTTGACCCCGGCGAAGAGCTTGCCGCGGTGCGCGTCGATCAGAATGTCGGCCCTGTCAATCAGGACCATCTTGATCTTCGAGTAGACCGCAATTGCACACTGAAGAGCCACCAGGAATCGGAACAACTCAGACCCGCTCAGTTCCTTGACCGGCAGCGTCTTCGGTGTAGTCTCAGGCGTCACCACGTCGAAGCTGTAGGGCTCAAAGGATAGCGTTGCCGAGTATCCCCACCAGTTCAGGACTCGATTCACAGACTCATTGAACCCGCCGATGTGCTTCTGCAAAAGAGTGGCCTTTATGCCCTTGGGACCAAAGTGTTCGCAGAGTGTTTCCAGTTCATCGACGTCGTTCTTTTGGTCCTGCCAACGCTGCGAACTGGTCTCGATCTGCTTGATGGTTGACTCGTACTGCACTGCCGGAGCCAACCGCGCTTCCCACTCGCTTATCTCGGTATTGACCGCATCAATTCCAGTCGTATCGACTGGCTCGGACTCGGAAGCCTTGGCCGTTGCGAGAGTGGTTTCTAGTTCCTTGATAGCGGCTTCGAGAGTCCTAATCTTCTCGACCATAGCCGTTATCTGGCGGACGCTCTCCAGCTTGCGGCTGCTGACAATCTCTTGCTGGGAGAGAGTAGCCTCAGCTTTCCCAATGTCGCCCAGGGCTTTCTGTTGTTGGATGAGTTGCGCGCGGCTCTCAGTCAGTTCCAGTTCGTGCCCTTTGTGCTCGGATATCTTGGCAGCGATGAACTCTGGCTTGATGACTTGCTTGCAGGTTGGGCATAGGCAATCATCCCGAAGTCCCTCGTAAATATCCTGAGCGTCCTTCATGTCCTGAATCTCGCCGGAAAGCGCGTCGATGGCCGTCTGAAGAGTGGCTAAGGCTGAGCGCTGGCCAGCAATCTTCTTGAGACTAGATAGCTCTGCTCCGTCGATAATCAGGGCTTCAATCTCGTCACGGCGCTTGATGGCATCAGAGTAATCATTGTTGGTGAGGAGCAGTTCGCTCTGCTTGGATTCAAT